CGTTATTTATTCAAAGAAACAGATATTCAGATACTGAGATTGCACAGTATGCAGGTATCGCTTCACTGCGCAATCATTTTGACTATCGAAGTAAAAAAGATACCACACTGGACTTCCTGCACTATACTGGTAAGGAAGATATAATAACAAATAATAGACTACTTTGGGTTGAAAATGGTAGAATACATTTTAAATTTGAAGAAGTCACTAATGGAGAATTAGAATGGCATTAACATTTAATAAATTAAAGGGCGAAGCCCAAAAAGGAAAAATCGAATCCTACACTTATGTAGAAGGCGATAACAAAGTCAGAATGGTTGGTGATGTATGCGCAAGATATGTCTACTGGCTAAAAGGCGAAAATGACAAGAATGTTCCTTTCGAGTGTCTATCTTTTGACAGAGAGAAAGAAGCATTTACTAATCTTGAAAAAGATTGGGTAAGAGAGTACTACCCAGATCAAAAATGTACTTGGTCGTATGCAATTCAGTGTATACATGACGGGAAAGTAAAAGTTTTAAACCTCAAGAAAAAACTTTTAGAACAAATTCTAGTTGCAGCAGAAGATCTTGGCGACCCAGCAGACCCTGAAACAGGGTGGGACGTACACTTCAAAAGAGTTAAAACTGGACCAATGGCATATAATGTCGAGTATCAGTTACAAGCTCTAAAGTGCAAACCAAGAGCTTTAGATGAGAAAGAACTTGAGTTAATCACAGACCTTAAGTCTATGGACGAAGTTCTTCCTAGACCTACTGCAGACGCACAAAAAGAACTATTGGACAGAATCAGAAGTGGTTCTGCTAATTCTGATGCGGATGAAAGTATCAATGAGGAGTTTGACGTCTAATGTTAGGAGTAGGAGAAAAATTTCCTGCTTTTACAATGCAGGGCGTAAACGAGAAGAATGAACTCGTACAAGTTTCTGTGACTGAAAACTATGAGCCTCTAAAACATGACTACACAGTAATTTACTTTTATCCAAAGGACTTTACTTTTATCTGTCCTACAGAAATTGCAGGAATGGATATGTTAGTAAGTGAGGCGAATGTAATTGGTGTAAGTGGAGATAATGAATTTTGTAAACTAGCTTGGAAACAAAACAATGAAAGTATTGCAAACATTAAACATCCACTCGCTTGTGATGCTATGTTAAAATTATCTACAAAACTCGGAATAGTAAATGAGTTTGAAGGTGTCTGTTACAGAGTAACATTTATCATAGATAAGAATAATATTATACAGCACGTAAGCGCAAATGCACTTGATACTGGTAGAAATGCAAGTGAAGTTCTAAGAACTCTACAAGCAATTAAAGCTGGTGGATTAACAGGTTGTGAATGGCAACCAGGGGAAGAATTTGTAGGATGATTTTATTTACAGCAGACTGGCACATAAAGCTAGGACAGAAAAACGTACCAATGCCTTGGGCATGCTCAAGATATGAGTTATTTTTTCAACAAATCGAAGAAGCTGTAGAAAAACACGATATAAAATTACACATCATTGGAGGGGACTTGTTTGATAGAGTCCCTTCCATGGATGAACTTACTCTTTATTTTGATTTTGTAAAAAATACAAAAGTACGAACAATAATATATGACGGTAACCATGAAGCTACTAGAAAAAATAAAACATTCTTTTATAATTTAATAAGAGTGACAAATGAATTAAACCCTCTAGTAGAAGTAATTACCGAAACATATCATGAAGATAACTGGGCAATATTACCTTATGCTGATTTACACAAAAAGAAAAGTATAGAGAATATTGATGCAGATTATTTATTTACTCATGTGAGAGGAGAAATACCACCACATGTTACACCAGAAGTAGACTTAGAAAGATTTGACAAGTATAAGTTGGTTTTTGCAGGAGACTTACATGCTCACGAGAATACTCAAAGAAATATTGTGTATCCTGGAAGCCCTATGACTACGTCATTTCATAGAAACGAAGTTAAAACTGGATACTTGGTAATTGATGAAAGTTTTAATTGGACATGGCATGAATTTACTTTGCCTCAATTAATTCGTAAAACAGTTACAAGTGCAGATGAAATGGTGCAGACAGAATGGCACCATACAATTTATGAAGTTGAAGGAGATGTTTCAGACCTGAGCGGGGTCAAAAATTCAGAACTACTTGATAAAAAAGTAATTCGCAGAAAGACAGAAGCAACTCTCATACTTGACAAAGAAATGACAATCGAGGAAGAGTTAGGAGAATATCTCTCCTACATACTTGAACTTGATGAAGATAAAGTTAAAAAAATTATAGGAGTATTCAGTGATCACGCTAGAGAAGCTAACATGGAGTAATTGTTTCAGCTACGGCTCAGACAATGAAATAGAACTCAATAGAGACAATTTAACACAACTTATCGGCACAAATGGTGCTGGTAAATCTTCTATACCTCTAATTTTAGAGGAAGTTCTTTTTAACAAAAACTCCAAAGGTATTAAAAAAGCAGATATTGCAAATCGAACTGTAAATAATGGGTATGATATTACTCTTGATTTTACAGTAAACGAGGACTCATATCATATTGATGTAGTGAGACGTGCAAATATTAAAGTAAAATTGCTTAAAAACGGTGAGGACATTTCTTCACACACCGCGACAAATACCTATAAAACATTAGAAGAAATTATTGGGATAGACTTTAAGACTTTTTCACAGATTGTCTATCAAAATACCAATGCAAGTTTACAATTTCTTACGGCCACCGACACAAACCGTAAGAAGTTTTTGATTGATTTATTACAGTTAGATAGATATGTATCTTATTTTGATGTATTTCGTGAACTATCTAGAGCCCTTGGTTCCGATGTTGCACGAGTAGATGGGAAAATTGCAACTATTGAAAAATGGTTAAAAGACAATAAATTGGAAGATACATCACTATTATCAAAAATGGATTTACCAAAATATTCAGAAGAAGATGGAAAAACTTTACGTTCATTACAAATAGAGTTTGAAAATATCTCCGAAAATATCAAAAAAATTAATCAAAATAATTATTACAGAAAGGAATTGGAGTCCCTAGATATTCATGAACATAGAAGACTATTGGCTGAAAATCCTGACAAACTTGATACAACTATACATATTGAAAGTGCTGCTACTTGGAGAACTGAACAGGCGTATGAACAATCAATGTACGATAAGTATCAAAGATTATTAGACTTAGAAACGCACGAATGTCCTACATGTGGTGAAGATGTAAACATTGATTTCATTAAGGGACAGATGGCAAAGCATTTAAAAACGGTGGAATATTGTGAAGAAGAAATACAGAAACAAACTAAGAAACTTTCAGAGGTCAAAAAGAAAAATACAATTCATGAAACAGCAAAAAGAGGAATCTCACATTGGGAAGAAACTTATAGAAGTATCGACCAAAACTTAAGTAGTGATATTCCTGACGCAGAAAAAATTAAAATAAGAATTAATGAACTAAGTAATGAGTATAAAAAATATCAATCAGACTTAAGAGAAGCTATTGATCACAATAATAATGTGGAAAGACATAACACTCGTATTAGTATAATTCAAGAACAAGAAACAAATTTTGAAACTGAACTTGCAGAACTTATTGAAAATTTAGAAAAAGTAGAGGATAAGTTAGCAAGTGTTGAAATATTGAAAAAAGCATTTAGTACAAATGGACTACTTGCATATAAAATAGAGAATCTTGTAAAAGATTTAGAAGAACTTACAAACGAATATCTAGCAGAGCTTAGTGATGGTAGATTTAGTCTAGAATTTGTGGTTCTGAATGACAAATTGAATGTAATTATAGAAGATAATGGAAAATCAGTAGATATATTATCACTGAGCGCAGGAGAGTTAGCAAGAGTAAATACTGCTACACTTCTTGCAATACGTAAACTAATGAGTAGTATTTCCAAGTCTCAAATTAACATTCTATTTCTAGACGAAGTTACCAACGTTCTTGATGAATTAGGAAAAGAAAGATTGGTTGAAATACTCTTGAAAGAAGAAAATTTGAATACATATATAGTCTCTCATGGTTGGACACATCCACTCCTAGAGAAGATAGAGGTAATTAAGGAAGATGAAGTAAGTAAATTAGATGGTTAATTCACGACAAAAAGGAAATAGAGGTGAACAACAAGTAATCTCTATATTAGATAGAATAACACGAGAAAAATGGGAACAAACTCCAGGCTCTGGTAGCGGTAAAATAAAAGGAGACCTAAGAGT